GAGGAGGAGGAGGAGGACAGATGTCTTTAATGACTTTTGGTGGTCAACATACTACGGTTGGTAGTACTGATGGCTACGCTCAAGGAGGTATGGTTCATGGAAATTCTCATGCTCAAGGTGGAGAGAAGTTCTCTGTAGGTGGTAGAGTGGTAGAATTAGAAGGAGGAGAAGCTGTTATAAATAAAAGAAGTACATCTATGTTTAGAAGTCAATTATCAGCTATGAATTATGCTGGAGGTGGAGTTAGTTTTGCTGATGGTGGAGTAACAAATGTTCCTTCATTTGCACAAACACAATTTCAGGTAGATGGACAAAGAGGAATACAGGGAGCTATGAGTCAAAGGTCTAAGGTTGTAGTTGTTGAAGCTGATATAACTAAATCTCAGAATAGAGTAAGCGCTATTGAAGCGGAAGCATCTTTTTAAGATATGTTTGTTAATAAAAAAGTTAAACAGGAGAGGTTAGATACTTGTAAAAGCTGTAGTTTTTACAGAAATTTTTTAATGTTAAAAAAACCTAAATGGGAAAGGGGAGCAAGGTGTGGTAAATGCAGTTGTTTCTTAGATGCAAAAGCTACTCTTACTAAAGATTTTTACGGAGAGTGTCCTTTAGGTAAATGGAAAGAGTAACCAATAAATTATAATATGAGTATAGAATTAGTAGCTGAAAAAATTACAGGAGAAAAAAGAAAAGAGATAATGGATAATGTTATGAGGAATAAAGACCACATGGATTCTAAGTATAAATATCATCCTACAAGTTTACCTTTCTTGTTTGCTGAATGGCATAGATATTTCCCTAATGTTAAACAATCTATTACTTGTAATGGATGTAGGAAAGCTGTAGTTAAATTCTGGACTCAGGTTGCTAATTATTGGGAACAATAATATGGCTCAGAGAGAGAATAAATCTGAAGTCATAACTGAATATATTGATTTACTATATTTAGAATTAAAGGCAAGGTTTGGGGAAGAACCTCAAATAAAAGATATGCTCGCTCATTTGATTGAGAGGGGTATGGTGGAGCCAAAGAGGCTAAGAAATTATATGGTAATTAAAGATTTTGACAATTTACTTGTTACTAATGATGGTAACAGGACTCATAGTTTTATAGACCTATCAATAAAGTATGATATAACTGAACGAACAGCTCAGAACATAGTTTATAAAGAGAGAGATAAGTCTAAAATAATTAAGAATGTTAGGTGGTAAATCTTTTTTCCATTTTTTTCGTAAGTATAATGTTTAATTAAATTATTTTTGTAAAATGAATAATAAACAAAGTTGGTATTCAATAAACGCAAAACAAACGGATAAGTTTGTTGATGTTTATTTATATGATGAAGTTGGAAGCTATGGTATATCTGCTAAAGACTTTGTTAATGATATAAAATTACTGAAAGGTAAAGATATTTATCTTCATGTTAATTGTGTTGGAGGAGAGGTATTTGATGGTATGGCTATCTATAATACGCTTAAGAAATATAAAGGAAAAGTTATAGCTTATGTTGAAGGTATAGCTGCAAGTATGGGTAGCATTATTCCCTTAGCTGCTGATGAGATTATAATGTCAGAAAACTCTTTATACATGATACATAATGCTTGGGGTGGAGCGATGGGAGAAGCTTCAGACATGAGAAAGACTGCAGCCCTGCTAGATAAATTAAGTTCCGAGATAGCAAATATATACACTAAGAAAACAGGTTTACCATTATCTCAGATTGAGGAAATGATGAATGAGGAGACTTGGTTCAGTTCAGAAGAAGCATTAGAATACGGATTTATTGATAAAGTATCAGACGCTGTGATGGTTGCAGCTAAGTACGATATGACTAAATTTAAAAATAAAACCCAAAAAGAAATCGTTAATCAATTAAATAATAATCAAAAAAGTAAAAAAATGACCGAAGATTTAAAATCATGGTTCAGCGCTAAAGTTGAAGAAATCGTTACTGCAGTAAAGGGTGATGTTGATACAACTGAAGCTACTGAAGTAAATGTTATTTTATCGGATAATGAAGAAATCTCTAACAAGCTTTCTGAATTTGAAAATAAAGTATCTGAAATTAATGCTTTATCAACTTCTAAAGATGGAGAAATTACAGAATTAAAAAATACTGTAGATTCTTTAAACTCAGAAATTGAAAAGCTAAACAACAAATCTAACGCTAAAGGAACTGAAATCTCAAAAGATGCAGACCCAGCGGTAGTAGAAACAAAAGAAGAAGCAAGTAATGAAATGGCATTTTTTAATGCTTTAGCTTCTAAAATCACTAATTAATAATAATAAAAAAGAAAAAAAATGGCAGATATAGCAATTAATGGATTAGGAGCTGCGTACACAGGTACTTATGCTTCTAAAATGTTACTAGAACCAATGTTTACATCAGATGATATTATGAGAAATTATACTGTTTATCCAGATGTAAAATTTAAGAAAAACCTTATGTTAGCCCCGTCGCTAAGAGGTATCACAGCAGTAAATGATGGTTGTATTTCAGATACAGCTCAAGCTTGCGACCCAGCAGGGTTTACAGTAGCTCCAAAGGTAATCACAGTAGAAAACTGTGCAGTAAAACAATCTCAATGTTGGGATGAGTTCAAATCAGAAGTAGTAGTAGAGTCTTACAAGAGAGGAGTTGATATGTCTGACCTTTCAGGTACAGAGTTAGCTGATGTAATTATAAACAGAACAAGAGATGGAATTAAATCTGACTTAGTTAGAAATATGTGGGCAGGAGATTCTGGTGCAGCAATAGCAGGTAACTGTTCTTATAAATCAATGGGTGATGGACTATGGGAATCTTTATCAGGAGCTTCAGCAATTAACTCATCTACTCAATTAAGAGAAGTTACTGCTTCAGCAGCTACTGCAGCAGCTAGTATTACTACTGTTGGTGGTGCAATCGCTCCAGCAGATGCGGATTTATTACTACAAACAGTATTTGATACTGCTCCATCTGAGCTACAACAAGTTCCAGCTTCAGAAAAAAGAATGTTTGTTACTCCAAACATCTATAACGCATACTATGGTTCATTAACAACTATTGGAGTTGCAGGTGCTGTTGATTACTCTCATTCAGAAGCTCAATCAGGTATTAATTACAACAGACTTCATTATAGAGGGGTTGAGATTTTACCAATGTATGAGTGGGACACGGCTTTCACTGATTTAATAGTAGCGGATATTCCTCCATTGTTTACTGCAGTGGGTGCTGGAGTTCAATGTACTCAAGGTTGTATTTACGCAGCTAAAGCTAACTTATTTATTGGAACAGATGTAACTTCTCCAGAAAATGAGTTAAAAATGTTCTATGATGAGGTTGGAGAAAAAATGCTTGTAAGAGCAGCGTTCACTATGGGCTTCCAATACGGTTGGGATTCTTTAGTTAATGGTGGGATGTTAGTATAATCGTAATATTAATAAATTAAAATAAAATAAAATGGCAATAACTAAAGGTTTATCAATATTATGTGAGGACTTACAAAGAACAGGTGGTATATCACAAATCTTCCTAAGAAGTTGGGCATCAGGAGATGAAGCTACATTCGTTAATACTGCAGGAGTATCTCATTCAATATCAAGTATAGTAGATACAGGAGGAACAGATGCTGATTGGTTCATGTTTGAATTTAAAGATGAAGTACCTACATTAGCTGTAGCAGCTACAAAAGAAAATGGTTCAACAGCTTTTGAGTGTACTCTTTCTTTTTACTTACCAAGAATGAATGATACTAAATTTGCAGTACTACAAGAGATGTTAACTCAATGTATGATGGGTATTGTAGTAGATACTAATGGTAACAAATATGTAATTGGAGTTAGTGAAAAGTATTCAGTTGGAGGTAGTGAAAATGCTTCATTATCAAGAAGTCAGACTTACTTAAACTTAGCTTCAATGGAAGGTAATACAGGAGCTGCTTATTCTGAAGAAAATGGAATTACAATTACATTAATGGCTAAACAGTTTGAGTTACCTAGACTATACGCTGGTACATCTCCATTAGGAGTTCTTACTCCAGATTTAGTAACAATGACAGCTACAACTACATAATATATATTTAATAAAATAGTAAGGGGGGTAAAACCTCCTTACTTTTATTTTTAAAAATATGTGTGATTGTGAAAATAATGTTGTAGATTTACAGCAATTAAAAATATATACTATTATGGCAAAATATAAAACACTTACAAATTCTCAGCAGTTTCATTATGGAGTTAATAAGTCAATTACGATAACTAAATCTTCATCTCAAGAAGAATTAGCTTTTGTTTATGAAACATTAGGTCAGACTAAATTTGTAGAGAAAGAAGAAAAAACTAATAAAACTACTAAAACAAATGTTAAAAAAGTCAACAAGGTCAAAGAAACAAACGACTCCGAAAAAGAGTCAAGTGAATACGAAAAAGACAAAGAGTAGTACTTTTGAGTTTGGAGTTTTTGATTTAATTACTCCACCTAACATTGTAGAGCCACTAGATTTAGAGAGAATAAATACTAAATTCATTCCTTTTGGTAAGGATAATTTATTTCCTCAGTATTTAGCTGAGCTTAAAAGAAAATCATCTACTCACAGGTCTGTGTTAGCTCAGAAAGTTGTATTTACAGCTGGAGCTAAATTTGTTTGTAAAGATGATACTACAAAAGAATTTATTAAAGATGTTAATGCTGATGGAGAATCATTGAGAGATGTATTCAAAAAATTAGCAGATGACTATTATACATTTGGTAATGCTTATTTAGAGGGTGTTTTATATGATGGAGGTGTTAATCTTTATCATTTAGATGCTACAACAGTTAGATTATCAAAAAACAAAAAAGATGTTTATGTTCATCCTGATTGGAGAAACTTTAGGTCTCAGGAAGATAAGATGCAAAAGATAGCTCTTTATCCAAGAGTTACTTCAAGTAGATTTGTAATGCAATTCAAAGACTACGAACCTACATTTACATTCTATGGACTTCCTGATTATGTTGCTGGACTAGAACATATATCAGTAGATTATGAAATAGGATTATGGAATAATACACAATTCCAAAACGGATTCCAACCTTCTGCAATCGTTGAGATTAATGGAGATATGGGAGAAGAAGAAGCTAGGAAACTAGTTCAAGAAGCTCAAAAGAAATTTTGTGGACAAGGTAATAATGGTAAGATAATGTTTATCGTTAAAAATGGAGATACAGCAAATGCTAATGTTCAGATATTGAAAGATAATAGAGATGGAAGTTGGATGGAGCTTCAACAAATTACAGACCAAAATATAATTACCGCTCATAGATGGCAACCTTCGTTAAGTGGGATTGTGAGTTCTGGTAAAATGAATAATACAGGAAGTGAGATTAGAATATCTTATGACTTGGTAATGACTACAGTTATTAAAGAAACATCAGATTTATTACTAACAGGTATTCATAAACTTTTATATCATGAGATGGGCTTTGACCCAAAGAATTTAACAATACATTACGAACCACCTGTATCATATGCTAATGATGTAGATATTACTAAGGTATTGACTATAAACGAACAGAGAGCTTTATTAGATGAAGATTTTGAGATGTTAGAGGATGGAGATATGTTTGTTTCAGATAGAGAGATAATAGTTACAGAGAAAGATGAGGATATTAAAGAGACAACTATAGAACAAAACTAATATGGCGAATTTAAGACAATACAAATCACTAATAACATCAGCACAAGTAATTAGTAAATCTTTTACTAACGCTAATACTGACCCTTATTTAATTAGTTCAAATAATCTAATAATTACTGAACTTGCTCATATAAAGGATAAGTTAGGTATTAAGTTTTATGGAGAATTAAAAAAACAAAACAATGATGGAACTTTAACAACAGCTAATCAAACTTTTTTAACTGATTATCTTGACGATTGTTTAGCTTGGTTTACTAGATTTGAAATTATTAATGAAATTCAAATGAACAGTACTAGCATGGGTGTTGTTACAAATATGGATGAATTTAGTAATGTCGTAAATCCTAGTGAGTTAAATGTCTATAAACAAGACACTTACAGAAAGGCTGAGATATTCTTATCAGACGCTATAGAGTTTTTAAATGATTCTGAGGAGACTGCTAACTATCCTACATACAAAAATCACAAACCTTGTAGAACAGGTATTTGGAAAAATCATGGTATTATTATGTATGATAGTATTTATACAAATAACAGAAACTGTGGATGTTCAGAATATGGATATGGATATAATTGTGGATGTGATTATTATGAAGGTTATTACTATTAAAAATGGAATCAAAAATAAATAATGATATAGAGCATGATTATCACTTTCATTTTACTCAAGAAATGATGGAAGAATTACATGGTAATGGAGAGTTAGTTGTTTTAGTAGAGGAGGATAATAAAGAGATGGTAGTTAAATTTACTTACGGAGATGAGGAAGATGAAATAATGGATTTAGCTAAGGAATTAAAGGAAATTAATAACAAATATAAAAAGAATATTTAATGGCTTCTAACGAACATAAAAATTTAAACAATGATAACCTTCATGTTCCTTTGAATTTTAGCACAGCTTCTAATAGTACTGTACTAACTAAAAATTCTTTAGGTTCTTTAGAATGGGCTTCTCAGGGTACTGTTAATACAAACATAATTACATTAAGAGGATATTGTGCTCCATCAAGTTCTAACTATTTCTTTCCCGACACTCTTGCTAGTGCTAATAAACAAAATAAGTTTGAGAATGATTATGGTTCTGCAGCTATATCAGCGGCTAATGTAATAAGTGTTTCTAATATGTTAAGAAGCTCTATTTTCTTAGCTGATAAAGATTATACAATATCTCAGGTTGATGGATGGGTAAGTGGTAATGTTACTGAAACTGTTACATTTGCTTTAGTTAAGGGTAATAATGTTACAGCTAACACAAGTGATAATTTTACTGTATTACAAGCGGCTAACACATTAACTGTATTGGAGGAATTTACAGCATCTACATATGGTAGTAATATTAAAGTTGGAGTTGTTGACAACACTTCTTTTACTGTAAACAGTTTATCTAAGGGAGATTTTTTACTACCTATGATTAAGTCTGCTGGTGGGGCAAACGCTACATACTTTAATTTAACTATAACATTAAACGCAGCATAATATATATATAAAATGGATAAACCAGTATATGATGAATTAAGGCAGATGACAGGTAATGGAACTCAAACTATAATTGTTCCATCAGATGGTACTATAACAGGAGATTGGTATATGGTAGAATTTCCTGTTGCTAGTAGTATAAGAACTATAACTATAGATAGACAAGTAGACCCAACTCCTCTATTGTCTTTATCTGTTCCATCAGGTACATATATGTCAAATGTTAGTTCAATACGAGTTACAAGTGGAATAGCTATAGCTTTAAGTATATCACTAGCTGAGGTTGGAGTTTTAACACCTGCTCAAGAGATAGCAAATAACTTTGAGGCTAGAGTTGTTGCTGATAGTGGAGTATTTGAAGCTAAGGCTTGTTTAGAAGCACAATTAACAATTTTAAATTATATACAATGAGTTTATTAGACGACGTAAGTATTGTAGTAACTCCTAACGGATATAAGGCAGGAGAATTATATGCAGTTATTCCTGTGCCTACTGAGGGTGCTGATAAAGTTACTGATGGAGATTTTCCCTTACCTAATGTAAATTGGACTCTTGGTGGAGGAACAAGTATAACAGTAGATGGTGCAAAAATAGATAATACCGTTATAACAGGTAATGCTTTTGTATATCAAACAATTTCAGGAACTGTATTCGGAAGGCAATTCGTATTAACTTATGATGTGATTGCGACTAATGGAGAGGATTTAGTAATAGAGGGAGGTACTACTCGGACTTTAAACACATCAACTACAGGTACGAATAGGAAGTTATATTATACTTGGGATAGAAGTGATAGTAATTTAGTAATCAAAAGACTAGTTGCAAACACAGATGTTACAATAGACAATGTAATACTACAAGAACTAACATCATCAGATATGGATGTTACTAGAGCAACTGCTGCTACAAGAGTAGATGAAGATGGTTTAGTAAATTATGCTGAGATTATAGGTGGGGAAGAAGTTACTAATAGTGATTTTAGTGGAGGAAGTACAGGTTGGACAGTTAATAATTCAGATGCGGATAATTATGTTGTATTTGATGGTTCTACTGCAAGATTAAAATTTTTAAATACAAGTCCTGTAACTGAATTTAAAACTA